TTTACATTTTTAAGGAATGATTATGACCAACAACGCAAAGCCGATTGGTTTACAAACAAACATGCAAGAGACAGAACAATCTTTTGAAAGTTTTTTGACTCCAGACGAGCAACCAGAAAACGAAATACAAGAACAAGCATCGGAAGAGCTAGTCAACGAAGATGAAGTTATCGAAGATAACGAATCTTACGAAGAAGAGCTTGAAGCAGATGTATATGAAGACGAACCTCAAGAAGATCAAGTAGAAGAAGAGGAGTCCGAGCAACCACAGCTATATACGATTAAAGTAGATGGCGAAGATACACAGGTCACGCTTGAAGAACTCCAAAACGGATACAGTCGCCAAAGAGATTATACGAGAAAAACTCAGGAGTTAGCTCAACAGCGAAAAGCTATTGAAGCTCAACAACAAGAGGTTTCTCAAAAAGACGCAATTTATTCACAGTTGTTACCAAAAATGGAAGCGACTTTGAAGGGCGAGTTAGGAAACGAGCCAGATTGGAACGCACTTTACGAAGCTGACCCTATTGCTTATGTCCGTGAAAAAGACATCTGGAATGAGAAAAAGCAAAAGTTAAAATCCGTACAGGCTGAATCACAAAGACTGCAACAAGAGTCTTATGTTGAACAGCAAAAGAAACTTCAACAGTTTGTTGAATACGGAAACCAACAATTGCTTGAACAAATACCAGAATGGCAAGATAACGAAATGGCATCAAAAGAAAAGATGGCAATTCGTGATTATGGTGTTAATGTTTTGGGGTACACACCTCAAGAGATGGACAGCGTTTATGACTACCGAGTTTTACTTGGTTTAAGAAACGCATGGCTACAACATAAGACACAACAAGCGACTAAAGTGAAACCAACTGAAAAGAAAGCGGCAGCTCGAACCGCACGACCTGGCACTTCAAACGTACCCAAGACAACAACTCCTGTGAAGAAAGCACGTCAAAAATTAGCTAAGACTGGAAAGGTTCAGGATGCAGCTAAATTATTTGAACAATTATTATAAACTTTTAAAACATAGGAATTAAATATCATGGCAAAAGTAACAAACGCATTTGATACTTACTCAGCGACTTCTGATAGAGAACAACTGAGTGACGTAATTTATAACATCTCACCACAAGCTACTCCATTTATGAGTGCTATTGGTAAAAATTCAATCAAGAACGTAGTTTTCGATTGGCAAACAGAAACTCTACCTACTGCTTCAGGTGCAGGTCAACTAGAAGGTTTTGAACTTTCAAGAGCAGCTGCTACTGGAACAACTAGAGTTAGTAACGTAGCACAAATCTCATCAAGAGATGCAACTGTAACTGGTTCACAACAGGCATCAGACCCAGCAGGTAAGAAATCTGAAATGGCTCATCAGTTAGCTATTATGGCTAAAGCATTAAAAAGAGACATGGAAACTGCTCTTTGTCAAAAAGGTGCTAAGACAACTGGTTCAGCAACAGCTGCACGTGTAACTGGTGGTTTTGAATCTTGGATTACATCTAATGTATCAAGAGGAACTAACGGTGCTGGTGCTGGTTCAGGTGCTGCTCCAACAGACGGAACTCAAAGAGCTTTAACTGAAGCCTTATTGAAAACTGTATTACAATCTTGTTTCTCAAATGGTGGAGAGCCTTCAATGGCAATCTGTGGCCCTGTAAACAAGCAAGTAATTTCTGGTTTCACAGGTAGAAGTTCAGCTAGACAAATGGTTGATGCAAACACAGTAGAGGCTTCTGTTTCTATCTATGCTTCAGACTTTGGCGAACTAAAAATCGTTCCATCTAACTTCAGTAGAGAAAGATCATTACTATTAGTTGATCCTGACTATGCAAAAGTTTCTTACCTAAGAGACTTCAAAACAGTCGACATTTCAACAATAGGCGATGCTCAGACTAAAATGATTTTATGTGAGTATGGACTAGAAATGAGCAACGAATCTGCTCATGGTATAGTTGCTGACTTAACAACTTCATAAGTTAGTTAGAATTCAGGGAGAGCTTCGGCTCTCCCACCCTTATTTAATATGGCAACAAAACGTACAATCACAGACCACAAGACTGGTTACAAATCAGAGTTCATTACCGAAGATGACAAGCTGGTTTATCATACGACTCAAGATGTTGCTCCCGTCATTGACCATGTTAAGAAACTAAGAGACAATACACTTAAGCCTGGAAAAGATATGCGACACATTGCTGAAGTCCCTATGATTATTTGGCAAAAGGCATTACGCGAAGGTTGGTCACAAGATTCTGCAAAATGGAAAGAGTGGCTCAACAACCCAGACAACAATGTATTTAGAACTTGGCAAGGTAAAGTATGACGTATGCAGAATTAAAAACAGCGATAGCAAATTATCTAAATAGATCAGATTTAACCTCTGACCTAGATACGTTTATTGATAATGTCGAGGCGGAACTTAACAGAAGGTTAAGAACCAAAGACATGATTAAAAGAGCAACTGCTACAGCTGACTCACAATATTTAACAGTTCCAACAGATTGGATAGAGGCAATTAATGTAGAAATTACATCAAACGATTTCAGTCCTTTATTTCAACAATCTATAGAATCATTAGATGTCTATAGAAAATCAAACAACAACTCTACAGGTCAACCAGTTTACTTTGCAATGGTTGATGACTCTATAGAATTAGCACCAACTCCTGATGTAGAATATACCCTACAGCTAACTTACTATGCTAAAATATCTGCATTAAGTGATACCAATACAAGTAACTTTGTATCAGTCTCGCACCCAGATGTTTATTTATATGGTGCATTAAAACATGCTTCTATCTTCTTGATGGAAGATGAAAGAATACCAATGTTCACTCAACAGTTTGAGAAAGCATTAGAAGAAATGAGACTCGAACAAGAGAAAGCTGCATTTGGTAAAGGTTCTTTAATGATGAGAAGAAGAACTTACGGAAAAAAACAAAAAAGAAATTATTACTACGGTAATTAATAAAGGAGAATAGAATGGCTGGATTTTCAGATTATTTAGAAAACAAAGTTGTTGGTCATGTATTTGGTGGATCAGCCTATACAGCTCCATCAACATTATATGTAGCATTATATACATCAGCACCATCTGATACTGGTGGTGGAACAGAAGTTTCTGGCGGAGCTTACGCAAGACAAACAGCAGCTTTTACTGTCACTGCTGATACAGCATCAAACACATCAGCTATAGAATACCCAACAGCTACAGCCGATTACGGTACTGTTGTTGCAGTAGGTGTTTTTGACGCTTCATCATCTGGTAACTTACTTGCTTATGGTAACTTAACTACAAGCAAAACTGTTTCTACTGGAGATGTATTTAGATTTAATGCAGGTGCTATAGACATAACTGTAGCTTAATAACATGGCTTCAGTTGGCTATGGTTTTGGTGGATACGGTAAGTCTTACTGGGGAACACCACAATTTGAATTAGCTGAAAGCTCAATCACAGCAACATCAAACCTAACTGCGGTTGGTGTTGTACCTGTAACTGGAGAAGCATTAATAACTGCTTCTTCTAGTGTCACAGCAGTTGGACTCGTACCAATACAAGGTGCATCATCTATAACAGCAACATCTGGTCTTACATCAGATGCAGTCATAGTTAAGTTTGGTGCGTCAAACATATCAGCAACATCTAACCTAACCGCTGTAGGTACACAAATTGATATTGGTGGCGTTATCATGGCGGCATCAACAAGTCTTAGTGCAGTAGGCACACAAATTGATGTTGGTGAATCAAATATTACCGCATCTACAAACGTAACTGCTGTTGGTGTCTTTATCGTATCAGCAGCAAGTCAAATAAACGCTACAACTAACTTAGATGTCACTGGTTCACTGATTCAGTTTGGCACTTCTAGTATTCAACAAACAAGTGGTTTTTCTGCGATAGGTAGTTTAAAATGGGAAGACCAGACTGTAGCAGATACTATTTACACAGACCAATCACCAGCTACAACAACTTGGACAGATCAGTCCTCAACAAATACTAATTGGACTGACATCGCAGCATAAACAGGAATAAATTATGGCAGATACATTTACAACGAATTTAAACTTAACTAAACCAGAAGTAGGAGCATCTACAGATACCTGGGGAACAAAGCTAAACGCTGACCTCGATACTCTTGATGGAATCTTTGCCTCTAATGGTACTTCAGTAGCATTAAACCTAGACGGAGCAGTAATTGATAGTTCTGTCATTGGTGGCACAACCCCAGCTGCGGGAACATTTACGACTTTTACATCTACAGGTATTGATGACAATGCTAGTGCAACAGCTATAACTATTGATAGTTCAAATACTGTTAAAATACAAAACGATCCCGCCACTGTCATATCTCAAGTATATGGAATGTCTCTTGAAAATAATACCGATGGAGCAACAAGCGGAAATGCTAAAACTGGTATTTTATTTAGGGCATCTTATAACGATACTACACCAACAGATATGGCTGGTATTACTGGCGGAAAAGAAAATAATACAAATGGTAACTATGCCTCTTTCTTAAGTTTTGGAACAAGAACAAATGGTGTCAATACTATTGCAGAACGCCTTAGAATAGACTCATTAGGTAATGTTGGAATTGGAAGTTCATCTCCAAATGCTTACAGTAATGTAACTACATTAACAGTAAATG